TGGACGGCCTCGCCTTCGTCGGGACGCAGTCGAAGGAGGCCGCGTTCACCACGATCCTCCGCAAGACGATGGAGGAGATCAAGGACGCCTCCAAGCTGCTCATGCAGCAGGCGCTCCACAACAAGCCGGACGGCATCGTCGCGCTGGTGTCCAGCTACACCGCTGGCCCGCCGACCACCGTCGTGGTCAACAGCCCCTACGGGCTGGCCAACGCCGGGCAGGGCTCGCTGCTCATCTCGGTGGGCGACACCATCGCGATCCTGAACCCCACGGGCCCGGCGGTGCGTGGGCGGGCGCAGGTGACCGCGATCAGCGTCTCGGGTGACAACTCCACCCTGACCCTGTCGGGCACCATCTCCGGCACCACCGGGTCGGACTGGGTCGTCAAGGCGACCACGAACGACACGTCGTACAACGGCGCCATGAACGGGCTGGTGAACATCACCAACCGTGGCGGCTCCTACGGAACGCTGCACGGCGTGGCGGCTTCGACGTACCCGATCTGGAACACGGTGCGCCTGACCGCCGGGACCGACACCCCGGACGCCAACCAGCCGACCGAGTCGGACATCTGGGATCTCATCCAGCGGATCAACGGGCTCTCCGGCAAGGACGCCATGACCCGCCCGCAGGAGTTCCTGCTGATGTCCACCCCGGGCGTGACCAAGAAGCTCATGGAGTCGATGGTGGCGCAGCGCCGGTTCTCGGCCAACGAGTTCGCGCGCACCATCAAGGGCGGCTACCGGGCCGTCGAGGTCTGCGGGATCAACATGGTGCAGGACTACTACGTCCCCGCCGGCACCATCTACCTCCTGCACATCCCCTCGCTCGCGTGGGTGGATGCGAAGGACTGGGGCTTCGTCGAGTTCGAGGGCGCCGGGCCGTGGCGCTGGATGCCGAGCCGCGATGCGTTCGAGACGACCTATGGCTGGTACGGGAACTTGGCTTGCCTTGCCAGAAATAGCCACGGGATCATCGCCGGCTATACGGATACGGTGCGGTACACGCACGTCATCTAAGCGTGAACGGTGGGGGGTGGCGCGGTGCTGCCCCCCGCTGACGCGCTGGCCCTTCTTCTTCGGAGTCACCCATGAGCATTGGCAACGCTTTCATGCCTCGGCCCGGTCGGTTCGGGACGCTGCCGGTGCCGCTGACCAGCGGGCGCATCAACACCGGCACGCTGGCCGCTGGCACGCAGAACCACAACATCGGGGCGATGGCGGCAACGTGCGTCGTCTCGCGTTTCACCGTCTGCGCCGAGGTGTTCCCCACGGCGGCCACCAGCTGCACACTGCAGCTGATCAAGATGACCGGCGGCACGGCGCTGGCGCTGACGGCGGCGGTGGACATCAACGCCAAGACGGCCAACGTGCCGATCACGGTGAGGGTCACCGGCACGCTGACCGAGGCCGAGCGCACGCTGCGTCCCGGCGACAGTCTGCGGCTCGCGCTGGTGACGGTCGGGGCGGTGTCGGTGCAGCCCGACGACCTGGTCGGTGTGGCCGAACTGCTGGTGCAGGACTAAGCCGTGTCCGTGCTGGTGAACGCGCTGGGTCGTCCTGAGCCGTCGCCGGAGGTTCAGCGGCGGCTTCGGGCGGTCCACCCGAACCTGTTCCTGCGCTTTATCGACCACCTCGGGACGCACTGGGCGATCTGCTGGCAGTGGCCGGAGAACGACCGGCGCTGGGAGACGGTGCAGAGCGGGGAGGTCGATCCCGCGCGCGCGCATGACATCGTCGGCTACCTGCCGATGGACTGCTCGCTGGACGACGCCCCGGCGCACCTGCACCGCGTGATGCGGACGTTCCCCAAGGAGGAAGTCTCGCAGCTGGCGGATCGCATCCTCCGGTTCAACGAGACGGAGGCGCTGGAGCAGCAGGTCAACGCGGTGCTGCAGGAGTTGACGGACAGCCCGGACCCCACGGGGCTGACCAAGACGCGGCGGGGGAAGAAGGTCCAGGTTACCCCGGCGCTGTAAGTCTCCCCTTTCCTGAGAGGCGTTCGTGCCGGCCATCACCCGTGCCCAGTTGGTGAGCGACACGCGGGAGTACATGGACGCGGTCGGTTCGGATCGCTGGTCCGACTCGTTTATCAAGACCGTGCTGGACGCGGTCTATGACGCCGAGTGGTCGAACATCCTGAACGCCGCGCCGTACTATCGGTTTGCGCTGCGGCAGGTGACCACCGACGTGAACGGGCAGGTGGCGCTGACGGCGCTCAACAGCGGCAGCGGCAACGCCCAGGAGAACTTCTACCGCGTGATGTCGGTGTCGGACGGCAACTTCCTGTACTCCGAGACGCGGTTCCAGGACGTGCCGCTGGCCACCACGACGAACTACCTGCAGAACTACGCCCGGATGTACTACATGACCGGGTCGTACCTGCAGGCGTTGCCGGTGGCCACGGGCGTCGGGCTGTACGTTGGCGTTAACTACAAGCCCACGGCGCTGCTGGACCTGTCGGCCGACACCATCACCATCGACTGGCCGCCCAGCAGCCACCTGGTGCTGGTCTACCAAGGCGCCTACCAGCTGCTGCAGAAGGGTGGCGCGGAGGCGTCAGCGGCGGCCAACCTGCGCCGGATCGCAGACGAGGAGCGGCAGACGCTGCTAGACGACCTGCGCCGGCAGACGATCAATCCGACGCGCATGGCGTACCCGGACGCCCGATTCGACTGGGCTGGTGGCTGATGACCAGTCCGTTCCGTCCCGCCGCGCCGCCCCGTGAGCGCCTGCTGGATGAGCAGCCGTCCATGCAGGGCGGGCTCAACACGGTGTCCGACGAAGCCTCGCTGCTTCCCACGCAGCTGCGCCGGGCGACGAATGCGCGCCTGACGGACTTTGGCGCCGTGACCAAGCGCGGGGGCACGCGGCGCACGTCGTCATCGGCGCTGGGCGGCGACATCCTGAACGGCTACACCTGGCGCCGGGACGGGGGCACGCAGCAGATCCTCGTCGTGGCCGATAACGGCACGCTGTACACGACGACCTACGGCAGCTTCCCGTGGACCTACACGGCGCAGACCGGCGCGCTCTCGACCACCATCGCGCCAGCGTTTGCCCAGTTCCGGGATGCGAGCGCCGACGTGGTCTACATCGCGGACGGGTCTAGCCTCAACAAGTGGAACGGCACGACGCTGACCACGACGGGCATCGGCGGTCCATTCAACGTCAGTACGCTGGCCGTCCACAACCAGCGGCTGTGGGGCGCAGGCGACCCCAACGCGCCGGACTCTATTTTCTACTCCGGGCTCAACAACGGCGACTCGTTCAGCGACGCCAGCTACAGCGGGAGTGGCGGGCCGGGCGGGCAGATCGTCGTGCGGACGTTTGCGGACGAGACGGTGTTGGGAGTGGCCAGCGTCAACACCTCGCTGCTGATCTTCCACCGCCGAGGCATCTCGCGCCTGACGGGGTTCGGGCAGGACGACATCACCGTGGCGCCCCAGGGCGTGACGGCGGACGTGGGCACCATCGCGCCCAAGAGCATCGTGTCGGTCGGCAACATCGCGTACTTCATCTCCGAGCGCGGCCTGTACCGCTGCAACGAGGCGGAAGTGGCGCCCGTGGCCACGGTGGAGACGCCGGACCCGATCCTGCCGCTGATCCGCACGCTGTCCTCGGCGCAGTTCGGCGGCATCCGGGCGGAGTTCAACCGGGGAACGCGGGAGCTGTGGATCAGCCTGCCGACCATCGGCGTGTTCCAGTACCACACGCTGCTGGGCGCGTGGAGCGGGCCGTGGGACACGGGCTACATCAGCCCGGCGACGACCACGCTGTTTGAGACGCTGGACAGCAACGGGTTGCCGGTGGTGCTGCGCGGGGACGTGGACGGGTGGGTGTCGCTGTGCGATGCGCCGGGGTACAACCAAGACAACGTGGCCGCTGACGGCACGGGCGGTACGACGGTCAGCATGAGCGTGCAGCTGCACCGGATGTACTGCGGGGACGACAGCGTGGCGAAGGCGCTGCGCTACGGCTACGTCACCGCGTCGCTCAACGGCACCAAGTCCTGCGATGTCACCTATCGGTCGGACGACACCTCTGGCGGCTTCACGCTGCCGGTGTCGTTCGCGAGCGTGTGGGGCAGCGGGACGTGGACAGGAACGAGCCAGTGGGGCGGTGCGGGCGGCAAGAACTACCGCGTGCAGATGGGCGGCACGGGGTACTACATCGACGTGACGATCATTGACTCCGGCACGGCGCTGCCGGTGTTCAGCCGGTTCAAGCTGGAAACCTTTGCGTTGGGGAGGCGCTGATGGCTGAGACGGTTGGGCAACACGGGGTCGCGGCGTTCACCAACCCCAGCAACGGCGACCCGCTGGACGCGACGGTGGTGAAGGGGAACGACAATACCCTGCGCGTGGCGTATGTCAACCACGACGACGACCCGGGTATCCACGTCCAGTCGTCGTTGCTGGCGGCGCGCCCGGCGGCCGGCACGGTGGGGCGCAAGTGGCTGACAACGGACACGGGTGCGGTGCGCCTGTGGTACGACACCGGATCGGTGTGGGAGGAGATCGCCTATCTCACGTCGGCCTCGCTGAACAACCTGAACGCCAGCAACCTGACCAGCGGCACGGTGCCAGATGCCCGGTTTCCGGCGGTACTGCCAGCGGTGAGCGGGGCGAACCTGACGAACCTGCCGGCAGCTGCGGCCGGGACGCTGACAGGCGCCACGCTGGCGGCTGGCGTCACGGCGTCCAGCCTGACGAGTGTTGGGACGCTGTCGAGCCTGACGATGGGCGGGCAGGTGGCGATGGCCGACAACATCCTGCTGCGCCCGGTCATCAAGGACTACGGCGAGACGCGGACCACGCCGTCGATCAGCGCTGGCACCCTGACGCTTAACCTGGAGAACGGCAACGTCTTTGGCGTGACGCTGAACGCCAACATCACGACGCTGACGATCCAGAACCCCAGCGCGTCGGGGACGGCGTGCAGTTTCACGCTGGCCTTCACCGCCGATGGCACGCCGCGCACCGTGACGTGGGGCGCTAGCGTGAAGTGGGCGGGGGGTAACGCGCCGACGCTGACCAGCACCAACGGCAAGGTGGACATCTTCACGTTCGCGACGTGGGACGCGGGCACGACGTGGTACGCCTTCGTCTCCGGGCAGAACTTCTGATGCTGGCCACGCGCATGATGATGTCGGGGGGGAACCTCCTGTACGAGTACGGGGTGGCCGGCACCTACAGCTTGGTGCTGCCGTCCAACGCCGTGCGCGTGCGCGTGACGATGGTGGGCGCTGGTGGCGGTGGCGCTGGCAACGTGGCGACCAACTCCTATGGTGGTGGCGGTGGCAGTGGACTGGGCCTGCGCGCCACCCGTGTGGTGTCCGGCGGCGACTCGCTCAGTATCACCGTGGGTGCTGGCGGCATTCTGAACGGAGCCAACGGGGACCCGGGCGGGCTGTCGTCGGTGACGCATGTGGCCAGCGGCAATGTCGCGTCAGCCAACGGCGGCAGTGGCGGTGGCGCCGCATCTTCAGGCACGGCATCTGGCGGCGCTGGCGGCAGCAGCTATACGCTGGGCGGATCGTGGGTGTTGGTGACCAGCCAGACCGGCAACAGCGGATCGTCTACGTCCGGTCCAGACGGCGGCAGCGGCGCCAACCTGACGACGTTCTTCACCATCGCCGGGACGGGTGGTGCAGGCGGCATCTTCTCGACCTCCACGCCGTCTGGGAACGGCACGGGGTACGGCGCTGGTGGCGGCGGCGGCTATCAGGCGCAGTCCATCTCGCTGGGTCGCACAGGCGCTCCCGGCTTCGTGCGCGTGGAGATCAACTACTGATGGCACTCGTCGGCGCCCACCAGACGCTCACGTTCTCCAGCCCGGTCCTCTCCAGCGCCGGGGTGAACGCGAACGTCGTGCGCGGGAACGACAACGTGCTGCGGGCGGCGCTGAACGCGCATGACGACGACGCCAGCATCCACGTCCAGTCGGGCACGTTCGCCAACCGGCCGACGACCATCGCGGACGGCTCGACGTACTTCTGCACCGACACGCAGGACACCTACAGCCGCGTGGCGGGGGTGTGGGTGCAGTCCGGCTGGGCGCACTGGTACGGGGGGTTCTCGGACTACACCGACCAGTCTCACACGGCGATCAACACGGGGAAGGCCATCACGTTTGACACGACGGATGTGTCGCGTGGCGTCACGCTGGTTAGCAGTTCGCGCTTGACCGTGGCGTATGCCGGCGACTACAACCTGATGTGGAGCGGACAGTTCACGAACACCGACTCGCAGATCCAGGACGTGGACATCTGGGTGCGGAAGAACGGCACGGACGTGACGGGGTCCACCGGGCGCGTCTCGGTGCCCAACCGGCACGGGTCCATTGACGGTCATATGCTGCCCGCGTGGAACTACTTCTTCACGCTGGCGGCCAACGACTACCTGGAACTGTACTGGGCCGTCACCAGCACGACCGTGTCCCTCCAGCACAACGCGGCCAGCGCGTGGGCGCCTTCGACGGCGTCGGTTATTGCCACCTTGAACCGGATCTGACGATGCCGAAGAAGATGGTGTTTTGGAAGAAGGAGAACCCGGTGGCGCCGAAGGACCGCACGACGCTGACGCCCGACCAGAAGGCAGCGGCCAAGGCGCGGGCGAAGGCGGCGGGGCGACCCTGGCCGAATTTGGTCGATAACGCCGCCGTGGCGAAGAAGGGGAAGCAGTCAAACGCTCAGAGCAAGGGAGGGTACTAACATGGCACGGAAGCGTGGTGGGCTGGCGGGGATCTGGGACCGCAACAAGGGCGTGATCCGCACTGCGGCAACGGGGCTTGCTGGCGCGTTCGGCAGTCCGCTGGCAGCAGCGGCGCTGGGCGCAGCGATGCGTGGGCTGGACCGACCCGGCAAGGGCGGGATCGGGCTGGACATCGGAGAGGCGGCCCGTGGCGGGCTGGAAGGCTACGGCATGGGCAAGCTGGGCCAGTCTGCTCGCGGTGGGCTGCAGGGCCTGTTCGCGCCCAAGGCGGCACCTGGCGGCATGGGCGGCGCGGCCGGTGCTGGTCTGCCGAGCGTGGACATGGCGCCGAGCCTGACTCGTTCGGCGGAGGCCGGCATGGACATCGCTGGGCCGCGCATGACAGCGCCTGCTGTCGGGTCGCTGGCCGCGCCGGTCAAGACACCGTCTGGCTTTTCGCGGGCTGCCAGCGCGGTGGGGACTGGCGTGCAGAAGGCGGCCAAGTTTGCGCAGAACAACCCGAAGGCGGTGGAGCTTGCTCTGGGACAACTGCCCTCGGCGGCGAACGAGGTGGCCGAGCGTGGCGTAGCGGTGCAGGAGGCGCGCCAGGCGCTGGAGCGGCAGCAGTTCGACGAGCTGATGCGGCGGCAGCGTATGCAGGAGGAGCGGGAGGCGCTGATCGCCCAGCTGTTCTCGCCCATCCTGCAGCGGCGGCTGGCTGAGAGCAATTCCACGATGGCGCGCGGCTAACCGGAGAGTCTCATGGCCACCTACAACACGGCGTTCGGCGCGCTCCCCAGCACAAAGACGCTGACCGGGCGTGCCGGCTCGACCGGCCGGATGCCTGCGGACGAGCGCCGTCCGCGCGACCGGATGCAGCAGTACCGGGAAGCGCAGCAGGGGGCCAAGCAGGCAGCCGCTGTGCAGGAGCAGACGTTCGCGGATCTCCAGCGGCAGGGTCGCGCCCGCCCGGCCCCGCCGACGGCAGCCGGGATGCAGCAGGAGTCGCCGTTCTTGTCGCAGGTACAGGGCGTGATGACGGCGCCTCCGATCACCCTGAACCGGACGAGGCCGGCCCAACCGACGGCGCCGCAGGCCCGGCCGCAGGTCATCCCCGGCCCCGGCCCAATCACCTCCACGGCCCCGACGGCTGGGGCGCCCCCCGCTGCGCCGCCGGTCGGCACGGCGCCGACAACGTCTCGCCTGCCGGATCAGGTGCGGAACGTCGTGACCCCATCCGGGACCGGCGTGTCGTCGGTGCCCGGCGGTGTGCTGACCAAGTACGGGCCGACACCTGGCGCCGAAACACCGCCGCTGGACGAAGGAGGCGACAAGGCGACGGGGTCCACTACGCAGACGCCGGTCAACCCGCGTGGGCTGCCGCCGTTCACGCCGGGCACTATCACGCCGCCGACCATCGCCGGTACGGCAGGGCCGGAGCGCGCCCGCATCGAGTATCGCGGGCCGGGGGAGATGGCGCCCGCTGGTTCGCTGACGCCCCAGCGCAGCGAGTTCTTGGATTCCCTGCGTGACATCTTCGGTCAGCTGTCGGCCGGGGCGTCGTCGCAGGAGCAGCAGGCATTCGAGGCGCAGCGCAAGGCCCGGACGGCCGAGCTGGAGGCGCAGTTCGGGGCGCAGCGGTCGTCGCTCGAAGATGAGCTGGCGCGCCGTGGGCTGTACGCCAGCAGCATCGGCGGCGGTCGCTTTGGCGATCTGGCGGGCCAGCAGGCGCGGGCGCTGGGGTCGATGGAGGCGGAGATCCTCAACCGGCAGGCGGAACTGGCGGCCGAGCGGCAGCGCACGCTGATGGCCGGGCTGCAGAGCGCCTTCGCCACGGAGTCGGACATCAACATGCGGGCGCTCCAGCTGCAGCAGGAGGAGCGTCTCCGTGGCCGCGAGCTGTCGCTGCAGGAAGCGCGCGACCGGGCGCAGGTCGAGATCCAGTCGGGCCAGCTGGACTTGGGCTACGCGGAGATGGGTTCGCGGGAGCGGATCGCGCAGGCGGACATCGACATGCGCGCCCAGCAGCTGCAGCAGGAGGAGCGCTTGAAGGGGCGCGAGTTGAGTCTGACCGAGGCGCGGGACATGGCGCGCGAGCAGATCGACCGCGAGGAGCTGGCGCTGCGCGGACGGCTGGGCGACCAGACGTTCGGGCTGGGGCGCGACCAGTTCATCGTGGATCTCATCAAGGCCGTCGGTTCCGGCAACGTGGACCCCGAGACGCTCAAGAAGCTGCTGGAGCAGTTCGGGCTCAAGTACGCGCCGGGCGGGGCTGCAGGCGGCGGAGACGAGGGCGACGAAGGCGACGAGCAGGACGGCGGCGGCAATCCCGCCGATCCGAACAGCTGGCCGCCAGGGTCAGCTGACGGCGTGGAGCGTTCGACGCCGGACGGCACGGTCTACGTCTATCGCACGGCGCTGCAGCGGTGGGTGCCGAAGCCCCCGCCGGGCGACAACGGCACAGACAACACGAAGGCTTAACCGGAGGCAGACATGGCACGCGGATTCGGCATGACGGCGCTCCGGGCGGCGCTCGGCGGGGTGGCGGGGTACGGGCAGGACGTGGCGGCCCGGCGGGAGCGGGAGAAGCTGGACGCGGAGATGGCGCGCCAGCGGGAGCGGCAGGCGGCGATGGACCAGGTGATGCTGCAGGACAAGGGCTACCTGTCGATGGGCCAGCAGGAGCGGGCGAAGCAGACGGGTGGCGCGGCGGTGCTGCGGGCGGCGCTCATGGGGGCGCGCGACCAAGGCGCCATCGACCAGGGGCTGTCGGCCGCCGCGCCGCAGCAGACGCTGACGCTGGGCGGGCAGCAGTTCACGCGGGAGTCGCCCGTCGCGGCGGCGGCCCGTGCGGCGTCGCGGTCGATGTACGAGAAGCAGCAGGAGGAGCAGCGCGCGAAGGCGGAGAAGCAGTCTGCCATCAACGAGCAGGTCAAGGCGCTGATGGCGACCGGAGACTACACCGAGGCGCAGGCGCGGGCGGCCGTCGTTGGCGGCGTCGGCGCCTATGCCCCGTTGACCAAGGCGCAGCGTGCGGACATTGCGTTGCGCGGGCGCCAAATCTCGCTGGCCGAACGGCAGGCGGCGATGGCCGGTCAGCAAGGCGCTGGCGGGCAGGCGCCCTCTCGCAAGGCCGGTGCGACGGACAAGCTGTCGCTGCAGGCCACGCTTCCGAACGTCATCGCCTATGCAGAGTCGTTTGCGAAGATGACGCCGGAGCAGGTCCGCAAGATGAGCCCGGACCGCATGGACGCGCGCTCGACGGCGATGGCGACGGAAGGCGTGGGCGGGTTGGCGCTGCGGTACGGGCAGAGCAAGATCAAGCAGACGAGGCTGACCCCCGCCGAGGAGCGGTACATCGCCATGTCGAACGCCGTGGCGGATGCCGTGTCGCGTGCCACGGACATCGGCGTGCAGTCCAACTTCGACGTGAAGCGGTTCCGTGACCAGGTCAAGCCACTGGCTGGCGACTCGCCGGAGGAGATGGGAGCCAAGTTGCGCGTTGTGCAGCAGTGGGCCAACTGGCTGATCTCGCACAAGAAAACCATCGAAGAGTATGACGCGGCCTACGAGGCGGGCAAACCGTTGCCGACTATCCAGTTGCAGGGCCCGACCGAACTGGATGGCGTCAGCGAGGAAGAGGCGACCGGCTCACCTGCTGCGACGCAAGGCACGGTAGCGCCTCGCGCCCCCAGCGCGGCTCCGGCGGCCATCCCCGGCGTGGCGCCGCTCCGCACGCAGGTCCGTCCGATGGGAACGCAGGTGCGGCCGGTCAGCAGCGCGCCGGGTGCGGCGGGTGGTGCGGACGCTGGCCTGCTGGCCAAGGCGCGACAGGCGATCCAGCGTGGCGCTCCGCGAGACGCGGTCATCCAGCGGTATGAGGAGCAGACGGGAACCAAGTGGCCGGGAGGCTGACGATGGCGCGCCGCGCACAAGATGATGATCCGTTCGCAGACTTGGTTCCTCAGAAGTCTGGAGACGCTGACCCATTTGCCGACCTCATCCCCGACAAGCCAGAACTCTCCACCTGGGAGAAGGCCAAGGGGCTGGGCCGTTCTGTCGCACAAGGCGCCACGTTCGGCTTTGGCGAGGAACTGGAGGCGCTGCCCTACCTGCTGCCCGGCGGTGAGACGCGGGAGCAGGCGATCAAGCGCATCCGGGGAGAGATGAGCCAGTACCGTGAGGCATACCCCAAGACGGCCATCGCGGCCGAGATCGGCGGGGGCTTGCTCACGGGAGGGGTGGGGGGCGCGCGTGCCGCTGGGTCGGCTGGTCTGCGGGCAGCGGCTGTGCGTTTGGCTGCCAGCAACGTCGCGCAGGGCGTGCTGGGTGGCGTTGGTGCGGCGGAGGGTGGCTTTGGCGAGCGCGTCACCGGCGGGCTGGTCGGCGGCGCGGTCGGCGGCATTGTGCCGGGCGTGGTCAGCCGCATCCCTGGCGCCAAGACGGTGGCACGCAAGGCAGGCGAGGCCTACGACGTAGGGCGGTCGGCGGTGGCGCGGGCGCTGGATGCCACGCCGTTTGCTGCCGTGGGCCGCGTCATTGAGCCCACCGACCTGCGCGTGATTGCCCGCGAGGCCACGGCGCTTCCTGGCAGCGTGACGGGTCCGACGGCCTCGTCACTGGGGCCGGACATCGGACCGCTGGAGGCTGCCGAGGAGGCGGCGCGTGCGTCGCTGGGTGGCGCCCGCGTGGAGGCAGCGCAGCGCCAGCTGGCCACGCAGCGCGCGCAGGCGGCCCGGCAGCAGGCGGCGGTGGCAGCGACGGGCCGCGTGGCTGGCGTGCGGGAGGCAGGCCGGACGCGACTCTCCGCCGCGCAGCAGCAGCGTGAAGCGGCAGCGGATGCGCAGCGGATGGCCGAGGAGGCCGCGTACAATCGGGTACAGCAGCAGGCTCAGGCTGGGACGGCAGCGATCCGTGGCGCCAAGCGGCAGGCTGAGGCGACCACCGCGCAGGGGGCTGCCCGGCAGGCGCGTCTTGAGGCGGAGCAGGCGGGGCTGGAGCCGCAGATCCGTGCGGCCAAGACGGCCCGCAAACAGGCGGCCCGCGAGGCGGCCGAGGCGGAACTGGAGGCGCTGCGCGGAGAGGCGGAGCAGCAGATCGGTGGGCTGGTCGGTGGCACGCGGGGTACGACCGCTGCCATGCAGGACGCCGTCCGTGCGCGGCAGAAGGAGGTCGGCCAGCAGACCTACGCGCAGGTGCGAGCGATGGGGGCGCCTGCGGCTCCTCCGATGGACGTGTACGGCGACATCCTGAGCGACCCGGCGATGGCCTCGTCGTTCGGGCAGGCGGTCACGCGCGTGGAACGGGAGTTGGGCGAGGCGCTGCCCAGGATGCAGATCGGGGAGGAGACGGTCCCGGTTATCAGCTTGGAGGTCATGGACCAGATGCGGCGCGGCATCGTGGACCGCATCCCGCTGGGCCAGAACGTGACGGGGCTGTCAGCGTCCCAGCGTCGGGCGCTGCTCAACCAGATCGACAACCTGGAGGAGCGGTTCCTCGCGTCCTACGGGGACGACGCGGCCGCGCAGACGCTCAAGTCGGCGCGTGGGCAGTACCGGCAGGAGTTTCAGCGGCTGGAGGCGCTGCGCGATGGGCTGGGCTTCGGCACCGTAGGTACGGGCAAGGCCAGCGGACTCATCACGCAGAGCCGGAAGGAACTGGACGCCTTCGAGAAGAACCTCCGGACGCTGGAGGCAGGCGACGCGTTCCAGCAGGAGTTGGCCGAGCTGACGCGGGCTGGGGCGCGGGAGTCGTTCGACCGGCTCATGCAGCGCACCCCTGGCGGCGCCTTGGGGATGGCCCGGAAGCTGACCGAGACGGAGGAGGGGCGGCGCAAGGTGGCGCTGGTGTTTGGCGAGGACGGGCTAGATGCCATGCTGGCCTTCTCCAAGGAGGCGGTGGGGCAGCGGGCCAAGGCAGCAGCCGGCAAGGCTGGGGCCGACGCCGAACAGTTGGTCGCGCAGCTGACGGGCCGTTCCGAGCGGCTGGGGGCGCTGTCCACCCGAGCCGGCCAGCAGGCCAAGGCGCGTGCGGCCGAGACGGTCGGCACCACCCGCACGGCGATGCAGGAGGCGCTGGAGCAGGCCAAGCAGCAGGAGCGGGCGACCGTCGTGCCGCTCCGGCAGGCCACGCGCACGGCGAGGCGCACGGTCGGCGCGGAGCGTGGGCAGGCGCGGATGGGGGTGCTGCAGGCCCAGCAGGCGGAGCAGCAGGCGCTGACCCCTCTGCGCGAGGCTTTCGAGCAGGCGCGGGGTGAGACGTTCGCGGCACGGGAGCGGCGCAATGCCCTGCAGTCGGCGCTGGTCGGCGCGACGGAGGCACGCCGTGGCGCGCAGGCGCAGGGGCGCACGCTGGCAAAGGCGGGCACGGCGCTGGGTGGCCAGGAGCAGGCAGCGGAGTTCCTGAGTACGGTGGCGCCGAACCTGACGCCCCAGCAGCAGCAGCGGACGCGCGAAGTGATGGGGTCGATCATCCAGCGGGAGATCCGGCAGGCGCAGACGGCAGGCGCCCCGGCACAGAAGGCGGTCGAGCGCCTGCGGGAGTTGCAGCAGAACCCGGCGGTGCGCCAGTTCTTCGGGGACGAGATCGACCGGGTGGTGGCAGGCTTGCGCCCCAGCTTCGGGACGCGGGCACCGCAGTTGGCTGGCGCATCGGCACGCGGGGTGCTGGGGCGCTTCGGGGGCTCACTCATCGCGCCAGAGGAGAACGAGTAGCATGACCACGGAAGTGATCGCATCGCTCAAGGTCGGCGCGCTGACGGCGCTGGGCTCGCTGGCCGTCGAGGTGGCGGGCCCCGCGCAGGTGGGCTGGGTGTGGCCGGTGGTGTCTGGGCTGGTGGGCGCCGGGGCGGCGTATGGCATCCTGCGCGCCACGGTGGACGCGCTGAAAAGCCAAGTGCAGGACATCACGCGGGACGTGCGCGAGATCCGCGAGACGACGCACACCACCGCCGAGCGGGTGGCGCGGATCGAAGGGACGATGGAGCGGCGGGGACAGGCGCGGGAGCGGGCCAATGGCTAAGGGCACCTGGCTCTACACCAAGGACGGCGACCTGGACCCGCTCTGGCTCTTCCTCGGCGCGCACCTGCTGCTGGGGGTGGTGCTGGTAGCAGTAGCAGCGTTCCACGGCGGGCAGGCGTTCCTCGCGGCGCTGGCGTACAACGCGGTGAGCGTGCTGGCGCTGGCGATCATCAAGGTGCCCATCGACCGCGCCCGGCTCCTCGCCCCGGCGCTCCCCAAGGCGATGGGCGCGCTGTCGGCGGCAGTGCAGCCCCCGTTCCCCGGGATGGATGTGAACGAGCGGGGAGAGGAGGATGCATGAGCGCCACGCGCCTGAGCCCCAACCACAGCAGCCGCCGGGGCGCGACGATTCGCTGGATCGTCCTGCACGCGGACGCGAGCCCAACGGAGCGGGCGACGCTGGACTGGATCTGTTCGCCTCAGTCGGAAGTCAGCTACCACCTGTTCGTCCACCGGGACGGCACCGTGACGCGCTGCGTGCCGGATGACCGGGCGGCGTGGGCGTGTGGCAAGAGCGCGTGGCAGGGGGTGCAAGGGCTCAACCGGCACTCCCTCTCCATCGCCTTCGCCAACAAGCATGACGGCAAGGAGCGCCTGACCGACGCGCAGGTGGACACCATGATGCGGCTGGTGGCGGCGTGCCGGGCGCTACACCCGACCGTGGAGGACGTGCTGACCCACGCCATGATCGCCCACGGGCGCAAGACGGACCCGGACTACATCCCCAACTTCTACCGGCACGACTACACATGACGAACGCGCGGCTGGTGGTCATCGGGCTGGGGCTGGCCGCAGCGGTGGTGGCTGGCGCGTGGGAGATGGGGCGCAAGCAGGGGGAGCTCGCGGGGCTCAAGGCGCGGGTGGTGGTCATCCGCGACTCCATCCGCGTGCTGGACACGGTGTACCGGCGGGACACGGTGCGGCTCTGGCGGCAGGTCGCCATGTGGGACACCCTGTACGACACCACTCGGTTGACCGAGCAGATCACCGACACGGTGTGGGTCAAGAAGGCGCTGGGGTCAGCCGACAGCACCATCCGCGCCTGCATCGCCACGGTACTGACCTGCGAGCAGCGGGTGGCGCTGGAGGCCAAGCGGGCCGACTTGGCGGAGCAGCAACTCACCACCTGGGCGCACCGGGACCGCGACAAGGAACGGGCGAAGATGGCGCTGTCGGCTGCGGTTGGGCTCACCGCCGGGTGGTTCATTCGACGCTAACGTGTGATGCGCCAAGGGGTTAGCGCGCGGCGTTCATGTAGTGTGTGAGGTGCGACAATCTACTCTTGACAGGTCGGTCAACGGGGGGTAGGATCAGGCATCAGTCAACAACACGGTTGGCTGGTGCCTTTTCCATTCCGAGGGGGTTGTATGGCGATCTGGAAGCTCGCGGAGCATGGCCCGGTGGCGCTGACGGTGACGGAGATCAGCGAGAGCGAGGGCAAGTTCGGGGTGCAGTACGCGGTGGACGGCGTGACGGCGGACGGGGAGGAGGCGCGGCTGTTCGTCTCCACCAAGGCGCTGACCTCGCAGCTGGGGCGCCTCAAGCTGGACGTGGACAGCGCGCTGGGCCAGCAGCTGTACTTCGAGCAGGTGGTCAAGGACGGCACGAAGTACACCAACATCAGCCGTGGCACCGGCGGCCCGGCCAAGGTCGCAGCGCCTGGCGCCTCGCCGACAGGGGCCAAGCCCGCCGCTGCGGCTCCGGCGGCTCCGGCCCGTCCGGCGCGGATGACCCCGGCCGAGGCGGCCAAGGTGTACGCCGAGTGCGTGGATCTGGCGATGGCCACGCTGGGCGCGCGGCTGGAGCAGGCCGAGGTGCCCTTCGACGGCGCCACGATCCAGGCGGCGGCGGCCACCCTGTTCATCGCCTGCAAGTGAGCGCCGGCATGGTGGACCCCAAGGCGGACCCCAGCCCGTTCCCAGCAAACGACCAGCAGGAGGCGCAGCGCCGGGCCAGCAAGACCGAACACAAGCTGGAGTTCTTCTGGCGCGACGGGGAGCGGTGGCAGTGCGACTTCACCTACGGGCGCATCGCCAGCTTGGTGGCGAACCTCGGGCTCCCGCACGCGGCGTCCAGCGAGAACCAGGTGCGCACGCACATCGCCAACGCGCTGGACGACCTGCGGGACCGGATCTGCCACCTGCGGCTGGTGACGGAGGACGGGTACGACTACCCGCACAAGCTGGAGGCGGCGAACGATCACGCCAAGGAACTGATGGAGATCTTCGACGACCTGCTGGTGGCGATGGCGGGCGCCGAGCGGCTCTACACCAACGGCTTCGGAGACGACCGATGATCGCGTTCGACGAGGGGCAGGAGGACGTGGGCGGCGAGGACCTGGTGCCGGCCGAGGGGGAGGAGGTGCAGCCGGAGATCGCCGTGGCGTTCACTCCCGCGCAGCTGGCGGTGGGGACCAACCTCATGGCGCTGGGGCTGGCCGTGATGACCAACAACGGGCGGGAGGGGAAGCGCATCATGGAGCAGCTGGGCGACCCCAAGATCGGCATGATCGCGCTGGACGCCACCCGGCGCATGGCGGCGGCCCTGACCGGAGCGCCCGATGACCTCGACTGAGCGCACCTACACGCTGGAACTGACGGGCAAGGAGTTGGAGATGTTGTCGCTCTCGTTCGGGCTGGCGATGGCAGCGATCATGGGTGACGTGGAGGCTGGTGGATTGGGCTTGGCGATGATCAAGATGCGCGGCGATGAGGGATGGGATGTGCTGATTAGCGCCGGGATCAAGTTTGGTGAGGTGTCCGACGCCATCCCGGAGAACGAGTGGTCCTCGCGCAGAAGCGTGCGTGCCCATGAGGAGCCCTTGATGCCCGACGAGACGGGCCTGGAACCGCCCAGCCCGTTCCCGATGCGCCACGCTGGTGAGGTCTGCTGATGCCCGTCTACACGAACAAGCACAACCTGCCGGCCGTCATCGTGGACGCCGTGGTCAACGACCCCTACGTCGGGGGCGGGGACGTGTCGGCCACGAAGCTCATCGACGCCCCGCAGGTCAAGGTGCTGGCGGCCAAGTACCGCGATCAGGTGCAGGTGGACGTGAGCGAGCGGGTGTGGTCGCTGCTGGGCCAGTGCGTCCACACGATCCTGGAGCGCGCCGGGCTCAGGCAGGAGGGGATGATCGCGGAACACCGGATGTTTGCGGAGGTCGAAGGCCCCTATGGCCCGTGGCAGCTGTCGGGGCAGGCCGACGTGATCGACCTGGAGCGCGGCGTGATCCGCGACTACAAGGTGACCACGGTGTTCAAGGCGAAGGGGTCGCAGGCGTGGGAGCAGCAGCTGAACGTGCTGGCGTGGCTGGCGCGGGCGAACGGGTACCAGATCACCGGGCTGGAGATCGTCGGCATCTTCCGCGACTGGCGGAAGGTGGAGGCGGAGCGGAACCCCAACTACCCGCAGGCCGCGATCCAGGTGATCCCCATCGCGCTGTGGGACCCGGTCACCGTCGCGGCGTACATCACCGAGCGGGTGGCGCTGCACCAGTCGATGCAGGCTGGCGTGCAGGTGGACTGCACCGACGAGGAGCGGTGGAAGGACCCGGACACCTACGCGCTGGTCAAGCCC